GCGGCCTCGAACGAGCCGCCGCGAGTTTTACAATGGGCACGTGCATCATCGGCACTCCAGCTTTCCTTTGGGTAACGAAGGGCCTGGATCTCTGATTTGTTGTTTTTGATACCGTAGATTACATCAATACATTTCCCATCGTGCTTTTCGGCGCAGTTGTTTCTCGCAAACTTGTCGAATTGACCCGGGTCGGCCAAACGACAGGCATGCTCATTCGGATACGGTCTCTCTTCTTCCATGAGGACTTTCTTTTCGATTTCAATTTCTACGTCGCATTTATCCATTCGATCTCCCCTCCTTTGAGTAGGGAATGACATTCTTTCCCTTCATCTCCGTCGCCGGAGGCGTTTTTGACGCGCCGTAATAGGCCGCATCCGTGTCGAAGATGAGCCCCTTCTGCTTCATCATGTCAAGTTCGTGGCGGCGATCGTCAAGGACGTCCTCAATGTCTTTCCCGTCTCCCGTCAAGGCGATCACCTCGGTCGTCGTCGTCAGGCCACCCTTGATCGCCTCCTTGTATGCCTTGACCTCTTTCTCCGGATCGATCCATGTCCAGCCGCGAGGCTTGAACCGAACAGCCATGAATTTCTGAGGATATTCGCCGAACTGCTCGATGGAGATATTCTCGATCGCCCTGGAAAGAATTGCCTGCTGAAGCCACTCGCGATGAATGAGCATCCTGAAGTTTCGGATGAACCAGAGTTGGGTCACCCGCCAGAGATCGCGGTCATCTAACAACGCAAGGCGGCTCGACGAATAGTTGCTCTGCGAATAGTCCCGCGAAAGGCTCTCGTAGGAAACGCCCGTCCCGGCGGCGATCTCCCGGAGCATCAGGCGAATGAACGGATCGACGTTCGAGTTGGGGCGATTAGGGTTGACGAAATTAAACTTGTCGCCTGGGTCGAGCTTCTCCACGATCCCCGGCTCGATGACGATTTCCCTTTCACCCGTTTCTGTCGTCTGTCCGTATTCCTCCCGCGTCTCGATGATCCCCATGTAGGAAGAGGCCGCTCTCGCCGCGACGATCTCGGCCTCGGAATAGCCATCGATGTCATTGAGCTTCCTCATGACGGCGTGCATCCACGGTTCTCCCCTCGTTTGGGGCCAGCGATCGGTCACCTTCAGGTGGATGATCTGATCGGCGGGGATTCTTTCAATGGCGTCTGTCTCCCCAGCAGAATATCGGTATTCGCCGGGATGGAGTTTTCTCATCCAGTAGGCGATTGGCCTCCTGAACTCGTCCATCTCAATGCCCATTCTTACGACGGCGTTCGTGAGTCCGGCCGACGGCTGAAACTCCTCGACCATCCTCTCGGGTTCGATGACTTCTAATGCAAATGGAATCCTGGAACCTCCGAACGCCCGGTAGTATTTCCTGATGAAAATTTCGCCCACATCAAAGACCTGTCCCATGGCGAGGCGCTCGATGTCGGCGAAGTTCAAAACACCCCCCGTATGGCAGGTATCGGCCAAGGACCAGTCTTCCCATGTCTCCTCGATGTCGTTGTTGATGCGGTCGTTTAGTTCGTCGCGGACGGTCTTCACCTGGGCCTGCATCCCGATCCCTGACCCGACGACATTGTTCACGACGATCGTCTTCGCCCGTTTCGCATAGCCGGCGTCGCGGATCAGCTGTCTCGCCCTTGCCCGCATGATCCGAAGGCTTGTCTGAAGCTCGTAATCGGCGCTCGTCACGATTTGGCCCCATCCGGCGGTCAGGCGGGACTGCTTGGCGGCGGAATACATCCGGACGTTTCTTTCCTGCACCGTCTTTCGCTCGCGGTATTCCTTGACGACAAGTGCGCCCTCGACGGCGGGAAGGTTCTTCACGGCCTGGATCAGATTGTCGAATTCGTCGCTCATATGCGGTTAAACCTTATGCCGATGCGCTTCGAGCTTTGGATTCCCTTCGCAATATTTTCTGCGTTGAGTTCGTTGCGATATTCGGCTTTGTAGAGGTCACGCCATTGCAGAATTTCCGACGGAGACATCTTGCTGATGGAACGCCCTGCTATTGAATAGGAGAGCTGGTCGCTCGATGCTTTGCCTTCGATGACGGCCTCAAGGGCGTCAAGAACCTTCTTGACGTGCGATCGTGGGTCATCGGATGCGCTGAAAACCGTCAGATTCGGGAGTATTTCGATTGATCCGCGTTCGATCGTGCGTTTATCCGTGAAAGTTGGGGGCGTTCCCATATAGACGTAGGCCTGCCAGTTGTAGATGCCTGATTTCCAGAGGGCCGAGGTCGCTGGCGTGATCGTGATGGAGAAGTCAGATCCTGATGGCGTGGCCGTGATGGTGACGGGTGGCCTGTCCTTCGATCTTAGCTCGACGGCAAGCGACCATGATGTTGCGGGATAGTCGGTGAGAGTCTCAGTCCATGTTACCTTGTCCCCCGCGGTGATGGTGGAGGGAACGTTCATTGATTATTTTTTGCCGCCTTTTCCCTTGCCACCTCCGCCCTTGCCTTTACCTCCGCCGCCGCAACCGCGATGCCAAAATCTCTCGTCCATTTGGTCTCCTCCTCGAAAATAAAAAAGCCTACCGATAGCCGTGGCCACGGTAGGCTCTCATCAATTGGACCTGGCTGCAGACCAGGATTTTTATGTTAAACTAAGCGATATACTATATTAAACAAATTGTCAAACCCGAAAAGGGCGAAAAATGGCGGAAATTTGGGGAAATTTGGGGAAAATCAGGGAAAATTGAGGGAATTTATCACGACTTTGAAGATTTATTAAAACTATCAACCCAATCGTCTATCCTTTTTGGAAGCGCCATGGGTCTTCCTCTCGCCGGACGCACTATCGGGAAGCGGAAATCCTTCTCCCAGTTGCGCAATGTTTTTTCGTCGCATCCGACGTAGCAGGCTATGTCTTTCCACCCGTAAAGCCAACCATTCATCTTTTCGCTCCTATTCTTTTTCATTCATCCTCGAAATGCTTCAACCATATTCGATATTCATTCCCTGATCGTTCAACCCAAAAAGGTTCCCAATCAGAGGGGATCTCCAATTCAGATGTAGGCATGTTCATTGAAGCGGTGACGGTTCTTATTTTCCAGTTTGTCATCTTTTCGCCTCTTATTCCAACCATTGTTTCATGTTAACTTTCATTTTTTTGCCACCAGTCCATTCTTTTGGTGGATCAACATATCCCCATAATACATACTTGTGTGCTCCCGGAAACTCCTTCGAATAACATTTGCAAGAAATAAATTTCCCCTCAACTCCGCCATCATACCATTTTGGCCGAGATTTGCATTTCATACATATTAAATTCCTAAAAATTGAATTCCTGAGACCTTGGTTAGCTTCTTTCAATTCCTGCTCAATTGCATATCGAAAATAAGCCATGTGCTCAATTTTATTCGGACATGCCTCGTATGTTGTCCCGCAAGGTTCATGCAACCATCGAGATTTTTTCTTCATCTTTTCGCCTCGCTTCTTTTTCATTTCAATATTCATCCCCGATGATAAAATTCAGCATTTCCCTGAATTCAAATGCCTTTTTTATCGAACTAAATGTTATCCATCCCACTATGTGGTGATCTCTTTCTTGGTCGGCCATCCCGACGGCATTGTGTTCCTTGTCGAATACGAAAACATAATTCTCAGGAATCGTAATATCGAGAGTATTCATCTCACCATCCTTTCACCCAGTTTCCCCTGGGCCTCTGCGTCATGGGGTTGGTGGGGGGCTTTTTGGGTTCGCCCTGCGGCTGCTGGCGAACGAGTCTGATCCCGCCCCTGAACTCCGAGTCGGCCATGGCGAACGCGATCACCGTAGCATCGAGCCAATGGTTCGCCTTCCTGATCCTAATCCACTCCCAGGAACCGTCCTTTTGCATCTGTCTTTCCTCAGCCAAGATCTGCTTGAAGAAGTCCGTCTCGACGCCATTATGAAAAGTCAATCTTCCAGCGGGAGTTTTGTCGATCGTGATCTCTCCGGTCTCCGGATCAACGGTCTCCTTCGGTTCGATATTGAGGTGAAACCACATGACGTCCTTCATCGCATCGCTGTTTATCTCAATAAGGATGAGACCACCTGGTATCGGCGCGCCTTTGTCGCCCGGCATTTTATCGATGCGGCGTTCCCTCACGCGATGGAATGTTTCACGTGAAAGTCCCTTCGTCCCGTAGAGACCCGGCCTCCTCATCTTCCTGATCCAGAGATAGGCCGCCTCCGTCATCGTCGCATCGGCTTCGGAGTATTGCCCGCCACCCGTGTCGATCCCGACCCGCCAGATGGGAAGAAGCCTCTCCTCGCCGTCGACGTGATAGTGCCATTCTCTTACTGCCTCCACCAGGCCTGCCGTATCATAATCCCCCGGCAAGAAGCCATATTGG